GGTTGCCATAGCGCAAGACGTAATCGGCTTGGCGCTGGCGACGCAGCAACACGGCGGCGTGTTATTCCGCCAAGGCGGGCAGGTTGGCGGCGTTCTCAAGTTCCCGGGCCAGCTATCGAACGAGGCGGCGCAACGGATCGCGAACTCTTGGCGCGAGACCCATAGCGGGGTTCAAAACGCCCACAAGGTTGCGGTTCTGGAAGAAGGCGGCGCCTACGAAAAAATCGCGCAAACCAACGAGGACAGCCAATTCCTCGAAACCCGCCGTTTCCAGGTCAACGACATTGCCCGGCTTTATGGCGTCCCGCCGCACAAGTTGGGCGATCTCGACAAGGCGACGCTCAACAATATTGAGGCGCAAACCCAGCAGTATATCGACGATGCGTTGATGCCGATTGCGCGGCGGCTCGAACAGCTTTGCGACTATCATCTGTTATTCGAGGACGAACGCCCGACGCTAGAGGTCAAATTTGATTTTGACCAGATGACCCGCGGGGACCTCAAGACGCGGTACGAGGCTTATCAGATCGGCACGCTTAACGGCTGGCTCAGCCGCAACGAGGTCCGCTCGCGCGAGAATATGGACCCGATCGCCGACGGCACGGGCGACGAGTATCGCGTCCCGCTCAACACGGCGGACCCGTCCAAGCCTGCGAATATCCCGCAAGAGATACCGACCGCGCCTAAGCCGTCGCCTGATAAGCCCGATGCGACGCCGCCCGATCCGGGACCGGGAGAGTCCGATGCAGTTAGTTAGCGCGACGCAATTTAAGTCGATCAACCGCAACCGGCAGGTAACCCGAGGCCTCGGCATCCGTAAGCAAATGATCGCGCCGGTTGAGACAATCGGCGGATCGGATTTGCGGGCGCTCCGGTTCACTATCTCGACCGCTTGCGTTGACCGGGAGCAAGACGCGATAGCGATTGACGGCTGGCAACTCGATAACTTCTTACGCAACCCGGTTGTCCTATGGGGCCATGACGTTTCACGCCTCCCGATCGGTCGGGCGTTCAATGTGGCGATCGAGGATGGCGCGCTAAAAGCCTCGGTCGAGTTCATCCCGCCCGATACGCCCGAGGGCGGCGGGTTCGCGCAAGCGGTGTATCGCCTCGCCGCCCAAGGGTTCTTGGCGGCGACCTCGGTCGGCTTTCGCCCGATCAAATGGAAATATACCGAGGACCCGGCGCGCGGCGCTGATGATTGGTTCCCGGGCATTGATTTCAGCGAGCAAGAGCTCGTCGAGTTCTCGGTTGTGACAGTGCCAGCCAATCCCGAGGCGTTGATTGATGGCCCGGGTGAGGGCGTCGGCGGCAATGGCGATGTTGCCAGCGATACCCCGCCCGATACCGGCGAGACACTAGCGAACATGGCGGCGGTTGCCGCGATGAAAGCGCGACGGCGACGCGCGTTGGAGCTCGCCGAGGCGATCGGCGCCTAGATGCCGATACCGTCGCCCCACGCGGGCGAATCACAAGACGACTTTATTGACCGCTGCATGGGTAGCGATGCCATGCAGGAATACGACCAAGACCAACGCGCGGCGGTTTGCTTTGACGCTTGGCGCGAGCGCGCGGCGGAACCTACCCGGAAAGGATCAAGGGACATGGCGACTCAAATACATGAGTTGCGCCGCAAGCGCGCTCAGATGATTGCCCGCATGAATGAGATCATTGCGCGGCAAGACGAGCTTCCCGAGGGCGAAGAACTCCCGCGCGACCTTGCCTCCGAGTTCGACGACCTCAAGGGGAAGGTTGGCGAACATCACGACCGCATTACCCGGATCGAGCAAGCGATGGCCGCCGAGGCGGCGCTGGCGACCGAACAACCCGGCGGCAATTTCGACGGCGACGAGGACGAGGACAAGAACGGAGGTGATGAGGACGAGGACAAACACATGAACGGTTCACGCAACCGCGGCGGGTTCCGCTGGCAAGCGGGGATGATGGTTCGCCCGCAACCCAAGCGGACGCCAAAGCAAGGACCGGGCCTGCAAGCGGCGCGGTTCGTGATCGGCGTACTGCAAGCGCGCTATAACGGCGGCAGTCTCGCCAAAGCGGCGGAGTTCATCGAACATCGCTTTGGCGATACGCTCGTTGCCCGCGCGCTCAACTCGACCGTGACCGGCGAGGGCGGCGCGCTTATCCCGCAGGATTTTTTGGCCGACCTTATCGAGCTCTTGCGCGCGCAAACCGCCATCCGCGGCTCGGGGCCAATGGAGGTCGGGATGCCTATGGGCAACCTGACTATCCCGCGCCTCGCTGGCGGAGCGACCGCTAGCTACCAGAACGAGCTCGACGATATCGCGGTATCGCAAGAGCGGTTTGACGATGTGAACTTCGTCGCCAAGAAATTGACGGCGCTGGTTCCGGTATCCAACGACCTTATCCGGCGCGCGCCGATCGGCGTCGAGGAGGTCGTAAGGGACGACCTGGTGCAAACCGTGGCCCGTCGCGAGGACCTCGCATTTATTAGGGGCGATGGAACCGACAAGGGGCCCATAGGCCTCCGCAACTTATGCCTCGCCGCTAACGTAATCACGGTCGCGGCGATGCCAGCGACGCCACAACCGGGCGATGCGCTAACCGCGATCCTTGCTGGCGCCAATGGGGCAATCCTCGCATTGCAAAACGGTATGTCGAGGATGATTAAGCCGGTCTGGATTATGTCGCCGACCTCGGCGCGGTTTATCGCCTCCGCCCGCGATCAAGTCGGCGGGTTTTACTACAAGGACGAGATGGCCCGGGGGATGTTCGAGGGCTATCCGGTCAAGCTTTCGCAGCAAATCCCGACGAACCTCGGAACCGGGCATGGCTCGGAGATTTATTTCGCGGACTTCGCGGATGTAATCATTGCCGATACCTATAACGTGATTGTCGATGCCTCCGATGTTGCGTCGTACAATGACGGGACCGGGATGGTTAGTAGTTTCCAGCGGGATCAATCGCTGGTCCGGGTCATCGCGGAGCATGATTTCAATGTGCGTCACAAGCAATCGCTCGCCGTGTTGATAACGAGCGATTGGACCTTTACCGGAGTTCCGGGCCTGCCCGGGGCGCCGTTCTCGACGCAAGCCCTTAACCCGACGTGGAGCATGGCAGGATCGGTTCGTCCCGCCGCGGCGACCGGGGCGAACCCGCCGCCAACGCTTACTGATCCCAAGGCGGTTACCGAGGCGGAGATTGCCGCGCAAGAGGCGGCAGCCCATGAGGCGGCGCGCGGCGGCGCACAAGAGCAACCACAACCGCACGGGAGGCACGGGCGCTAGCAATGCCAAATTACATGGCTATGGTTCGGTTTACGCGCCGTTGGGGAATTTACTATCGGGGAGACGTTGCGACGTTCCCGCTTGAGGCGGCGCGTAATCTGGTGGCGCAACAGTATGCCGATCCGTTGCCGCCGCCCGTTGCGGCGCGCGAGGCCGAGGGCGACTCCTCCCAGACCTCGACCCCGACGCCGCAACGTCAACCGGGCGGGTTCGTCCGCAAGTAACGTGTACGCCGCCCTCCGCGTCACTCAAGCGCCGGCGAGCGAGCCAGTATCGGTTGCGCTCGCTCGCCAGCATTGCCGGATTGACGCAAGCTACGATGATACGCTTATCGCCATGTATATAACCTCCGCCCGCCAATGGGCGGAGGCATGGCTTAACCGGGCGTTGTTTACCCAAAAGCTCCGCTGGTCGATTACTTGGGCGCCGCCGCCGACCGCGACGCCGCTCGTCCCGCAATCGCTAATCGTGTTCCCGTTGAATTGGCCGCCGTTGGTCAAGCGCCCGATCGAACTACCGCGGGCGCCGACCCAATCGGTTGAGCAAATCCAATGGGGCCCAATCGACGATATGACGGTTGCCGATCCCGCGACCGATTACGACCTCAACCTGAACGTCGAGCCCGCTTACGTCGCGGTTAAGCCGCAACTCTTGCCGCGCATTCCGCAGCAATCCATGATTATCGACTATACCAGCGGGTATGACCCGACCGACAATGCGGCATTGATACCCGCGCCGATCTGTCACGCCATCCTGTTGCTAACCGCTTACCTTTACGAGCAACGCGGCGATATATCCTCTGACATGCCTAAGGCGGCGCAATTGCTCATGTACCCGTATCGCCTATGGACATTTGCCGGATGAGGAATAGCCCATTTCAGCGCCAGCGAACGTCCGAGGCTAGCACCAAACACGGTATGTATAAATCACGGCCATATTGGATTTGGAGTAGTATGGTTGAGCGATGTCGCAATCCCAAATGCGCGAGTTATCGCTACTATGGCGCGCGCGGTATCAGGGTCGCTCGTGAATGGATAGGACGCGGCGGGTTCGAGGCATTTTGGCGCCATGCAAGCGCGACCTATCGGGACAATCTTAGCCTCGACCGGATCGACCCATTCGGCGATTACGAACCGGGCAACATTCGCTG